GATCTATTAGAACATCCTCAACCACTACATCAGCTTCACTAGCTGCTATATTTCCTCCGTTAAGGTCGAAAGTCAGGCTTGTTCAACCAGCTGAAGTATCGTGGAATTTTAATAATACTCTTGCTGGATTTGTTACTTTGAATCCTGATACGATTTGAACTTGTGCTAATGTCCCAATGAATCTAGTTGGTTCTTCAACTAATCTCATTGCTTCAACACTTGTTACGATTGAGAATGTATCACTATCATACATTACATATTCCATTAAATCTCCTGTTGCCCATGTAACTCCACCGATAGTTTGGCCATCTACTGCTGCACTATCTGCTGCTTCATATTCAACAACATTTAATCCTGCTACTCTACCAACGATTGCATTTGATACTACATTGTCGCCAGTTAAACCAGTTCTTTGGAACTCATCTGATTTAAGTAACATTGCATAAATTGCAGGTGTCACGATTAATGTATCTGGTGTAACTCCTGTTGCTACTAATTTAGCTCTGTCATCTACGATTGTATCATAAATATCACTTGCTGATGCTACTGTTAAAATATTTGTTGAATTGATTACTGAAGTAGTTTCGATCAATGCTGTATATGCTGCTAATGTCCAACCTTTTTTAACTTCTTGAATAGCTGATTCCATTTCACTTGCTGCTGCTGGGTAAGCAACTGAAGCGATTGTAGCACCAAAAATCTTACGTGAACGATTGAATTGTTTATTTAAACTAATTGTGATGATTGCATCTTCTACTACTGCATCACTAAAGTCTGCACCTGGTACTGTTGATGTTACTGTTCCAACACCTGGTTTATGTACCATAATTTGACCTGCTGGCCCTAATTGATATTTGTCTGTGAATGTTACTCCTGGTATAAATATATTCCTATACCATAAATTCGGTTCTAATAATGGTGAAAACTTGTCATCTACTGTGTGTCCACTTACTGGATATACTAAATTTGCCATCTTTCTTTCTCCTTATTTTTTATTTTTTGCCATAGATGTTTGGATTAGCTGCTTTATAAGCTTCAATATCGCTATCTACACTTGGTGGATTAACTCCATCTTTGCTTTGTAAGCCTATCTGAATCCCATCTGTGGACTTGAATATAGGGTATTTCTTTAATACTTCATTTAGATTGTCTGGGTTTCCCCCTGCTAATTTCAACGCATCTTCTAGCTTGTCAGGTGCTATACCTAATTCACTTGCTTTCAATTTAGCGACATATCCATTCTTTTCAGTTTGCCAATCGGCTTCCCTAGTTTTGAATAAGTCTAGTTCCTCTTGTTTCTTTTGTATTTCTGTTTTTTGGCTTTCCTGATATTCTTTGAATTGTTTAATACCCTCTGCATCAAATAAGTTTATATCGTATTCTTTCGATAACTCACGAAGTAAATCTGTCTTTGATGGTGTTGCTTCCACTACTGGCGGAGTTGCCTCAACGCTCGGTGGTGTTACAACTGGCTCTACTACTGTCTCTACTTTCGGTTCTATAACTTTTGGTTCTGCCATAATATGTTTCCTCCTTTTAAGTCTGTATGACTAATCTCCGCTATTTTAGGTTACGTTTCCTATGAATACTAAACTGGCTAATAAGCCATTTATATCGTTCCCATTTGCCATTGTTGGCAAGAATGGATTGATAACTAAACTTGATAAATCATTTACTTGTGGTACTGGTGGTAACTTTGGTATTGTTTCTATTGGTATTCGATCAATTGGTATTATTCTTATTTGTGGTAACATCTTATTACCTAATTCATCTAATGGAATAATCGTATCAACATCATATTCACGTTGTCTTGGTTCTTCCATCATATCTCGACTTTCTACATCATTAGGTATTGTTACGCTACCTGCTCGGTAATATGATACATTCGGTCTTATTAAGAATCTCCATACCCATTTACCTTTACTTGCTGCTGCCATCATTCGTTCATATAATTTACCTTTACCTGTATAACCGTATGTAGCTCCACCATGAAATCGTATAATTAAATCAGCTTTATCTCTTGCTATTGCTGATACGTTAGATGAGTATACCGCTTCAAACCCTTTACTCTCTAACACATCTTCTTCTTTTTTAGTATAGGTATATCGTTGATATTGTCTATTCTCTTTGGATAACTTTGGCATTACTGACCACCTACTTTATTCTTCTGGTGTTTCTTCGGTGTCAGGTATAACCTTTTCATCAATCACTGGGCTATTTACTGTTTCATTGACCGCTACTAATGGTGTCTTTTGTTCTATCAACATATCATTAGTTTCTAGGTTCTCTGCTTGTAACGCACTTAATTCAGCTTGTGATACGCTATCATAACCGTTCTCAATCTTAACTCTAGCACTCGTAGCAAGTTGCTCACGTTCTGTCATATCTGTATGAACGTATTTAACTGCTGTTAGTATATCCCATGATGTACCTAATCCTAGTTGTGCTTCTGTTGTTCTATCGCTTTTAGATTTAAGTATGTAATCATTGAATACTATTTTAATATCAAAGTCAGGTGGTTTAGCTGCGTTGTATGTCTTATCTTCATTCTCTGTCATACTCTTTGTCACTAATCTAAACTCTAATGCTGTCTTTAAGATGTCCTCTAAGAACTCAGTCCATAATTCAATCTTCTTATTACGAGTACGGATTGATACTTTCTCACGTTCTTGTTGGCTTTCTGCACTTGCATCTATTGCTTCTAATCCAGTTATCCCAATCGTTAAAGGACTTAATCCTGAATTGTTTAATACTTGTGTTACCCAAACTTTATATGATTCAATGTGTTTCTCTGTTCTAATATCCCCTTGTTCATATGAAATCTTTTGTTTGTCTGTATTTTCACTAGGGCTATCAGCAAATAATATATGGTCTTTCTCAAATGCACCTGGATATTTATATTTCCCTGTTGTTAAACTCTTTATCATTAACTCTTCTGGGAAGTATCTATTTAATTTACTATCTCTAAACTCTTGAATCCAAGTTGATAGTATTTCATCAATAGCATCAAATGCACCGTAAGAACCTGCGTAATCGCTTTCTCCTACGTTACTATATCTAAACTCACTATTAGGTAGTTTGTTAGGTTTGTATAAACTCAATCGTTTCATGTACCCTATGAAATCAATACGTTTCAATTCGGCTGTATCTTCTAATTCAGTTAATGAAACCTTAATCCATTTACTACCCCCATTTACTTGTGATACTGAACTGTATACTAACATATCTAATGCGTAGTCTATGTAAGCACCTACACCTTTTTCCATACCATATATCTCACTTAAGCGATATTGTGTCTTGCCTTTCTCATAATACTCATAGAATATATCTTCTAATACTCTACCGCTTTTGATTACACTTGTATAGTTCTCAGGTTGCCATGCTTCGATTATAGGATATTCGGTTAGCTTTGGATTCCAACTTAACTTCCACGCTGTACCGCCACTCCATGATTCCGTTTCAATAGACTTACTTAATATTGAACCTTTGAACTTGTTATCTTTTAACATCTCATCTAGTTCATCTTGTAATTCAGTTTCCTTATCGCTGCCTTCTACTACTATATCAAAGCCATTACCTACGATTAAATCAACCATCTTCTCACTAATTAATTGAGGGAAACCACTATGTATCTTTCTTATATCAGTGTCAGTGTCAGCCCAAAAGTATTTTAAACTCTCACTTTTTTGCCCATTACGTATGAACTTAGGTGCTTCCTTACGATAGAAGTATGCTATATCTTGCTCAATACCACTATACAAAACACTATTCTCTAATATCCTACGTGTCATATGTTTATCATTAAAACTATTCTTCATGCCTACTAATAAAGGGTTGTATTGCATTTCGCTACCAACTCCTTTCCTATAATTTTCAATGCGTTTATCTACTGCTTTATTAATCCATGTTGCTGGATTTATTGCCTTTAGTAGTTTAATATTACCACCCCACCATCATTTTCTTTGTATACGGTGCTTGGCCGTACTCCATACTATCTACTCTATCTTTGTGTAAATGTTTATTAAAAGCTCTTATATCTGTTTTAGACTTCGTTGTATAAAATGCTTTCGTGAATGATACATAGCAAGGCTCGGTCTTTTGTGTGAATAAGAATCTACCTTGATCTAATTGTGTAACGCCCCAATCCACTCTCTCTTTAATAGTGAACTTTTGAGCGTTGTAACATCTTAAGTTAAACTGTGCCTTTAATCTGCTATCCATTGTTAATCTCATTATCTTGGCTGCACTATCTATAAAGTCACCTTTGATATACATTGAATATTTAATGTAATATGGTGTGAACCATTTAACGAACTTATCCCATATTTCATCATGGTTAGCGTTATTAAACTCTATGAAGTCTGCTACTATATAATGTTTAAACCCTGTTGTAAATATATTAAGTGTGATTACATTGTTATCTGTACCACCTACATCATGGCCTAATGTCATTATTTCTATACCATGTTTGTTTAAGAATGCTAAATCCTCTTCGTTCTCACCTAGTAAATCCAAGTGAATAATGTTCTTTTCTCTTGTCATATAGTCAGCATAGATTACACCTTCTCGTATTCCTCTTATGCCTATTATCTTAGTAAACCATTGATACGAGCCTTTAGGTGTATTAGCAATTAGCTTACGTTTATCTTCTTCAGTCATTGTTGGATTATCTTTAAAGTTAAAAAAGTAAAATATAAAGTCATCACTAGCTTCTGTACGTTCTAATTCATTCATTGTTTCCTTTGGTACTTCTATTGCATATTTATCTGATGGTCTACATTTGTTTAGATGTTCTGTATATACTGGTGTATCTGGGTCTCCCCCATTACTACTACAATATAAAAAGCCACCATTTCTAAATACACGAATAAACAACTCACTAATGAAATCATCATCTGCTATGTTTATTTCTTCTACATTAAACCCACGAATAGTTAATCCTAATATATCACTCCATCGTTTCTTGTTATCATAACCTGCTAAATATATAACCTTGTTAGGCTTTACACCTTGCATATTAATAGTTATCTTTGCTCCACCCTCACCTGCCTTATTGTATTGGCATATTGAGCGGAATAGATTGTAGAATGAATCTGGGTTCTGTATGAACATCTTTTCTAATACTGGTAAACTCTTACCGCCTAGAAAGAATTGTGTATGCTCTGGTGGTGTTTCCATGATACGCATTATGTATGCTATACCAAATATAAAACTCTTAGATGAATTTGTTACACCCTCGCCAAATATGACTTGATGTCTGTCTTTGATTATATCTTTATGTTTCTCTAATAATATAACTTGATCTAATGTCATAACTTATCAATGAACTTATCTAGCAATACACCAAATGATTTCAATTCTAAGTCGCCAGTAACATCAATCTTTTCGCCCCACTTCTTAGAGTGTAAGTTCTTCAATGAAAATATCAATGCTGTTGTGTTCCCTTTCATTGCTTGTTGGAATAGTGTTTGTTCTAACTTAGCAATCAATGTTTCTTTACTATATTTTAACGCTTCCTCAAATTCCTCATGTTTATTTCTATAATTATGCCACGCTGTATGCCCTACTTTAAGGCGTTTCATTATGTCATTTTCAGTATGCCCATCTATACGCATAGTCTTAACT